TATTTAGTGGACTCGCTTTTCGGTCAAAGGGGTTGCTACCATGACCTTCATCGCAGGCTTTCTCGCAGGCATAAGCGTAATGTTAGTTCTGCTGCTGCTCGGTATGTGGTTGTGGTGGGCAGCAGGGGAACCAGAGGTGAATAATGACAGTAACTAACACTCAAATCGTACCCAGCTCCATCAGCGCGATTGCAAAGAGCACCGGTCAGTCAATCGCCCAGTTGTTTGCCAACGCTGAAATTGTAACCATCGTGGATGTATCCGGATCCATGGGGCTACACGATTCCAAAGATGGCAAATCCCGATACCAGGTTGCTTGTGAGGAACTCGCTACCATACAGAGAAACAAACCCGGTAAAGTGGCGGTTATTTCCTTCTCAGACAATGCGTTCTTTTGCCCTGGTGGTATCCCGATATATGAAGGCAGCGGGACCAACCTTGCCCATGCCCTGAGGTACGCGAAAATTGCGGATGTACCAGGAATGAACATCATTGTAATTTCTGATGGTGAGCCGGATAGCAAAGAGCAAGCATTAGCGGTTGCACAGACGTATAAGAACAAGATTTCCACAGTTTATTGTGGCCCGGAAGATCGAACTCATGGTCAAAAATTCCTAACCGAGCTTGCGAACATCACTGGTGGTCAAACACTGACTTCAGACCGAGCAATTGCGCTCAGTAAAACAATTGAAACATTACTTTTGAAGGGATAAAGCACCCTTATGCAAACAACGTCGATAGACGAATTATTAGGCAAATTGAATATCCCCGCCAGTGATCAGGCGCAAATCATCGGAGCTTATGGCAACCTTGACCCTGATACCTGGTGGGGGGAGCTTGAGCTGATTGCCATGGCGCTGCATGTGGATCAACCACCCAGCGGCGCGGCACCAGTTTGTGAACCATGGCGGGAAATTTGGCTCGAGATGTACTATAACGGGAGATCCGTAAAAGAGTCGATTATCGAGATCCTGAGCGGTCTCCCCCCTGAGCTGAATATCGCCTTACAAGGCGCATTAGCTAAAATGCAACAAAAGCTAAGCACCGGATACCAGAGATTGAAGCTGGGCGCCCGTTTTAGCGCAAATAGAGCAAAACGCCTGGGCAACCCCCTGATGAACCCACCGGACGTGAAGTTTCAAGAAGTGCTGGAAACTATCCTTACTCCGGTCAAAGGTGTATCCGCTGGGATCCGACTCAGTAATGCAGAGTCATTGTTACTTACCTGGCTTGATGATAATGGAAAATTCATTCGCACACCGGAGGGGGAATTATTCTACCTCTGGCATGATAAACACCGCTTATTTGAGCTTGATACTGAGCTGTGGCACGCATGGCTGCATGAATTGACCGGCGTGAATCCCGCAAGCACCGGCTTCAGTGTGCTCAGTAATGCCTGTAAGACAGCGGCGATTTTGAACTCTGAAATCAAAAACGTGGTCCGCATGGCCTACTACGATAATGACACAAAACTGTTATGGGTCAGCAGGTTTGATGGCAAGTGTTATTGCCTTGATGGCGATTCCATAACTCTCAAAGTCAATGGCGATGGTCCAGTGATCTTTGATGATCTGCATATTTGGGAGCCGTACGAACCCGACTTAATCGATCATAATGATGCGCTCGCTACCGTTGCTGAGATCCCCAATTGGGCAAAGACAAAGAACGCCTGGGCATACCAGGTGTGGGCGCAAAGTTTATTCTTCAACGAGTTATGCCCGACCAAGCCAATGATGGTGTTGCTCGGTGAAAAAGGATCCGGCAAGTCCATGGCGCTCCGTCTTCTACTGAGGTTACTCTTTGGCCAGTGGGCGCAAGTGAGCGGTGTGCCCGTAAAACCCGATGATTTCTCAGTAACAGCGAGTCACTACCATTTGTACGCAATGGATAATCTCGATACCATGGAGCCTTGGCTGCAGGATAAACTCGCACGGATCTCCACCGGCGCAATGGACGAGTATAGAAAATTATATACATCCAAAGAACTGGGGATTCTCAAATACCGTTGTTGGATTGCAGTGACAGCGAGGACACCAGACACTCTCCGCCGTGACGATCTTGCGGATCGCCTACTCTTACTCCCTCTCAACCGCGTCAATGATGATGACCGCAAACGAGAGAGCTTATTCCTCCAGGAGATTGACGAACTGCGAAACGCCTGGTGGGGAGATATGCTGACGAGCTTGAACTCAGTAGTGAAAGAACTCCAGGATGGCGATCTACCTGCCTACTCAACCCTCCGCATGGCGGACTGGGAAGCACTTGGCCGCCTCATGTCCGTAAAAGCAGATAAGGTCGACTTGTGGGATGAGATTGTAGTCGATTTGAAGCTCGCGCAAACAAATTTCCTTGCGGATGGTGAAATCGTGATCGAGGCGATTGACGCATGGTTGAATGACTCCAATTACACAACTTCCAAACTTGGCAGCAACCTTAACCGCTGGGTAACCGCCCGGGAGATCTACACTGAAGCGCAAACTACGCTCTTCAATGGCAATAAGCCGGACAGCGATTGGCCACGGAGCGTGAAGGCGTTTGGGAGAAGGCTGTTGAATGTAAAGAGTATTTTAGAAAGCCGGTACGGAATGACAACACAAGTTAACCACAAACAACAAGAATACTGGTTTGATCACAAATGAAAAATAAAAGTGCATTTAATAATTTGTTAACATTTGAGAGTAGGGGGGTTTGGGGGGTTTGGAAGGCGTTTTCCAGAAAGTTTCTAAAACCACTTTTATTATACTCTCTCGTTGACGTGGGGGGTTTACATAATTCCTGCAACCCATATCCTGCCCAAAGATTGACGATGTTAAAGAATTGTAGTGTATTTTTATACTTTTTCCAGATGGCACTTAAAACCCCCCAAACCCCCCAAATTGGAGCCTGTCATGACTAATGTTAAAAACTCCGGCACCCAGCTTGATCTTGTTTTCTGGTTTGTTGCCAGGGGGTTTTCAGTGATACCCTGTCAGTTAGGGACTAAGATTCCAAAAATAAAATGGGGAATCTACCAGAAGCAGCTGCCTACTGAGAGTGAACTGATCCGGTGGTTCAGGATACCGAGTAACGCCGCGGTGGTGACGGGCACAAACAACCTGGTGGTGATCGATTTTGACGACCTTAATGAGTACCTGAGGTGGTCGCTGTGGGCGGGGACGGAGGGAAGCGCGGCAGCAAGGCAAGTACTTTACGATTCTTACAAAGTGAGAACTGCACGAGGTATCCACTTATATACTCGCTGCACAAACGATGTCAAAAACCTTCACTTTGGAAAAATCGACGTCAAAGGAAGGGGCGGGTTAGTAACTCTTCCTGGCTCCATTCACCCAAGTGGTGCGATCTATACTGAGTATCAAGTTGGGGAGTTTCCTATTTGGTCCGAGTTGGAGGAATTGTTTCCCAAAGAAACGCTGAAACTCATGGAGAGAGTTGATGTGCCGCGTCGTATGATCGTTGATCGCAACCTTACTGAGTATTCAACCGCTCAAGTCCTTGACATGGAAGTTGGTGTGAACGTAGAAGAAGTAAAGAGATCTCACAGGATCGAAGACTTCATAGACAACATTACCTTCACTGGCGATCATTGGGGCGTGGCAAAATGTCCATTTCACGGGGAGGACAGCCACCCCTCTATGTGGATTGATACTGAGAAACAGCTATGCGGATGTTTCACTTGTACGTCAATGCCAATGGACGTGATCAACTTATATTCGAGGCTAAATGGACTGAGTAATGAAGATGCAATCAGGGAGTTGAGTAATAAATGAAAAAATCAATGCTAACCAATTGATTTTGAGAAAACAATTGATGAGTAATAATTCGTCCAGAACACTGACCAGGCAAGATATTGAGCTTGAGTTATGCCGCCAATTGGACGATGAAGCATTGAGATTACTTGCCTTAGCATTAAAAGGTGTTATTGATGGACCGGCTGGTTATGGATCAGTAGAGATATTAATCTCAGATCGAAGGGTTACTTATGTGAATTTCAGCACGCGGATGAAGGCAACCCGAGAATAACTTGAAAAGAACCTTATTGTGTGTTAAACTAAAGAAAGCTGAATATTGTTACTTTTGTAACTCATGAGGAATTTGACCCGGAGTTTTAGTCTAATTTGACTATGACTTCGGGTTTCTTCGTTTGTATCGAGGATACGAGTAGGCCTCAGAACAGGAATTGATTAGGAAATCTACTATGGCAGTTCGAGATCCAAAGACTGGAAGGTTTGTAAAAGGTTTTAGCGGTAATCCAGGAGGCCGACCGAAGGGGATTACGGCACTGCTTGATGATGCGATCTCAGATGAGGATTGGCAGAAGTTTATAAAAGTGCTCACAAAGTTGGCAGCGAGTGGCAATCTGAAGGCGATGGAAATGTTATTTGATCGCCGTTGGGGAAAGCCAACACAGTCAATTGAGGCCGGCGATGGTGGTGCTGTGATTAAAGTGACATTGAGGAATTCTGATGAGTAGCGGTGTGTATTGCATTACAAACAAAGTGAACGGCAAGCGATACATCGGGTCAGCTGTAGACATTGCCTCGCGCTGGCGAGTACATACATTCCATTTACGAAAAAATGACCATCACAGTAAGAGATTGCAAAATGCTTGGAATAAATATGGCCCGAGCTGTTTCGATTTTGCTGTGCTTGAGTATTGTGAAGTAGACCAATTATTGGCAGTTGAACAAAGATATCTTGACTGCGAGCAGCCGGAGTACAACGCCAATAAAACAGCAGGGAATATGTTGGGTTTTCGGTTTACAGAGGAGCAAAAACACAGAATGGCCGAGATCCATACAGGTTTTAGACACACTGAAGAATCGAGGCAAAAAATGTCAGAGATATGGTCTGGCAAGCCTCGCGGAGAATATTCTCAAGAGAGACGCGCCAAAATATCTGAAGCTCACAAAGGTAAACAAATAAACGAGAACCAAGTGCGCGGCCTTGCTGTTGGGTGGTTTGCTCCAAAGTCAGAAGAAACCCGCCGAAAAATTAGTGAAGCCCAAAAAGGGTATCAACCGACAGAAGAGACCCTTGAAAAATTACGGCAGGCGTGGGTAAGACGAAAAGCGAGGGCTGCAATAAATGACTGAGGTTCAAGTCGATACCGCAGTGTTCAATGACGTCTATATTCCGCATCTTGGTAATATGGCAAGAACTCAGATATATTTTGGAGGCGCCAGTTCTGGAAAATCGGTGTTTTTGGCACAAAGAGACATTCTGGACGTAATGAAAGGGGGGAGGAATTTCCTTATTTGCCGTCAAGTCGGCAGAACGTTACGAGGGTCTGTTGTTCAGGAAATTGCAAAAATCATAATTTCATGGAATCTAAGTGCTTTGTTTTCGATGAATAAAACTGACGGAACAGTTACTTGTTCAAACGGTTATCAAATCGTTTTTGCCGGATTAGACGATGTTGAAAAACTTAAGAGTCTTACTCCAGCTAAAGGAGTTTTTACAGATGTACGAATCGAAGAAGCAACTGAGTGCGAAAGATCGTCAGTAAAACAGCTTCTAAAGCGTCAAAGAGGTGGAGACGAGGCGGTCCCGAAAAGGTTGGTACTGTCATTCAATCCAGTTCTTATCAGTCACTGGATTTATGAGGAATATTTCAAAAGCATTGGATGGGCAGACGACCAGAAGGAATACAACTCTCGCGAACTGTCAATTCTAAGAACAACATACAGAGACAATCAGTTTATCACTCGTGATGATGTTTTAGAGTTGCAGCAAGAAAAAGACAAGTATTACTTCGATGTTTATTCAGAAGGCCGATGGGGCATACTCGGTAATGTGATCTTCACGGATTGGAAGGTAGCTGATTTGAGTGATCCAGGCGACGAGTATTACTTACCGGAAGCACAACGTACCAATCGCCGGCATGGGCTGGACTTCGGCTTTTCCAGTGATCCTGCTGCGGTGCCAATAACTCACTACGATCGCGCGAAGAAAAGGATCTATGTCTACGACGAAATCTATGAACGTGGCCTTACCAATGATGTCCTCGCTGGGGTGATCAAGAGCAAGGCTGGTTCCGACTATCTCAAGGGTGATTCTGCGGAGCCCAAGTCCATCGCGGAGTTACAGAGAGACGGCGTCAATATTTACGGAGCTAAAAAAGGCAAAGACAGCGTGATGTTTGGCATTCAATGGTTACAACAACACACGATTATCGTGGATAAAAACTGTGTGAACATGAGGAACGAGCTCTCTCAGTATAAATGGCGGGAAGATTCAGCCGGAAACGCGATCAGGCAACCTGTAGACAGAAATAATCATCTAATCGATGGCCTCCGCTATGCATACGAAGATGACATGCTGGAAGCGCGTGTTGAATATTTACCAGGACTTTATCGATAGATACAAGGTGCATACTATGGAAAATTACTTGATGACGGCATTACAAGATACGTTACGTATGACGGAGCAGGACCGGCTGGAAAAGTTCCGGCGCAACTGGGAGATCTACTATGGCAAGGGACAAAAGCCGCTGAAAGTGGCAGCTGGAGCTGCGGATGACAACCTGCGGATGAACTTCGGGCGCATGTTCATTGACAAGGGCGTGGCGTTCCTTTTTGGGAAGGACGTGGGTTTTGAGTTGGCAGAGGGAGAGACTACGCCGGAAGAGGACTATCTTGACCAAGTGTGGCAGGCAAACCGGAAGATGAGCCTGCTGCAGAAACTGGCCACATCCGGGGCGGTTTGCGGGACGGCATTTGTCAAGATTCTCTGGAAGCCCGGGATGGATCCAAGGTTGATTATTGTTGATCCTGAAACAATCTCAGTAACACTTGCAGATGACGATATCGATAAGGTGATCGCATACAAAATCCGCTATCCAAGTGTTGATCCAGTTACTAAGAAGGCAATTGTGATCCAGCAATTGATAGAGCAAGAAGGTGCATTTTGGAAGATCACGGATCAGCGTGGCTATGTCAATAGCAACACAATGCAAACAGTTGGAGAGCAACCATGGCCTTATACTTTCCCGCCGATCGTGCACTGCCAAAACATCATCGCGCCTCATGAATTTTGGGGCATGAGCGATATTGAAGATGATTTGGTTGAGGCAATTGATAAGGAAAACTTCACCGTGTCGAACATTCTGAAGATCCTGCGCTACCACGCCCATCCGAAGACGTGGGCTCGGGGGGTTGGAAAAGCGGATGTAAGGATCAATGCCGATGATCTGATCCTGCTGCCAAACGACAACTCGACCCTGCAGAACCTGGAGATGCAAAGCGATCTTGTAAGCTCGATCCAGATGCACAAGGAGCTGAAGCAGTTTGTGCATGAGCTGGCGCGGGTGCCGGAAGTGGCGACGGGCAAACTGGAATCGGTGGGGAATTTGAGTGGCGTGGCACTGGAGATTTTGTACCAGCCATTGATCGAGAAGACTGAGGCGAAGCGCGTGACATATGGTGAGATGATCGTGGAAGTTAACCGGCGGCTGTTGGCTCTGGGCGATTATGGCGACGACAACCTTACTGAGCTGCGCTGGCAGGAGATGCTGCCAAAGGATGCTATGACCCAGGCAAACGCGGCGTTGGCTATGAAACAGTTGGGTGTTTCCTCTGACACGTTGGTACAAGAATTTGGGTATGACCCTGATAAGGAACGCAAGAAGCGCACGAAGGAATCAGCCCTCGGGAGCGTGTTATTGACGGCGTTTGACCAGGGTGGGGAGGGTGAGGAATGATATCTCATACTGAGTTGGGTATGGCGTCTATCGACGGCACTGTCAGTGCGTTAGCAGCAAGGTACGACAGAGTGTACCGCATAGTTGGTTATCGGAGGGCACTATGACATTTGGCTCAGTATTCGGGCGCACGTTCAGCCCTACGTTCCAGCCGTCAAGTCAGGCTGCGGCGGCTTCGGGCGGTTGGTGGGACTTGAACGGCACGATTAGCAGTTGCGTTGCGGCGTACCAGCCGAAGGGGGCGGCGAGTTATGCGGCGTCATTAGTGAATCTAACTGGCAATGCGACTTATGATGCAACAGAAGTGGTCGCACCTGGCTGGAGTTCTGATAGCGGGTGGGAGTTTGATAATACTTCGGAAGGCTTTGACATAGGACTAACTGGTTTGTCGCCATTAAGTACCAGCGTCATTATCAGATATTGGAGACCAACATCTGGTATATATGGTCGAGCCATCTTATTAGCAGGAACAAACCTGAGATACTATGTACTTATAGATAACATGTGTTTCTGGGGTAGTGCAAACTATCAAACAATTACTGGTGGAGGCGGTGACCTGATAGGTGCGATTGCAGGTTATAAGGCTTATAAGAATGGCTCTTTTACTAATGATTTAGACACAAGTAAAACAGGAACAATGACTGCTACAAAAATTGGGCAGACATATTCTGACGGAACGGCTGTTAATTTATATGCAATGGCAATATACAACGCCGCCCTTACCGAGCAAAACATATCAGACCTTACAACCGCAATGGCGGCACTTTAATCAATCAATCGGAGGATTTTACTATGGCATCAGCATACATCGACATCAGCACATCAGCAAGCAGAATCTCATCGCAGGCACGCTCGGCAATCGACACGCTTCGGCGTGTCAAGGACGACTGGAACAACATCAAGCTCATCTTCGACCAGATAGCACTCGGCTCGGACTTCACCGCGCTGTCAGGCTACTTGGGCGTGAACGCGGAACAGGCGGAGGCAATCTACAACCTGTGGGGTTCGGCAAACGCGGAACTTCAATCGGCGGCATTCATCGCGCAACTCTTATCACGTTGCGGATAATCGGAGGCTTATATGGCAGTACTAACGCACTTAGAAACAGACACAGGAACGAGTGTAGATATATCAGGCGCAACCGCTGTTGGTGCGTATACTGCCAATGGCGACAAGCTGATAATGGTGGACGTGTCAATTGACGCGGTGGCTGGCAATGGCGACTATGTGATGTATCTCACGAGACAAATCGGCGGTTCTGGCTCGGCATACCGAATCCTACCGCAAACGACAATGGCAGCGGCATCAGGCTTGACCGCAATAAGCGGACAATCAGGTTGGATTACGGTAAGAAACGGCGATGTGCTGACCGTGTACGTGGACGGTTTGGCTGGCGACACTGTCACACCCGACTGGTCAACACGCTGGTTTGAATCAGCCGTCACGCTGGTCACCCTCGCCGATGACGCAATCACCGCAAGCAAGTTTGACGAATCAACCGCGTTCCCATTGAAGTCGGCAGACACAGGGGCAACACAGGTTGCGAGGGTGGGGGCTGACTCGGACACGCTCGAAACGCTGAGTGATGAGATTGCGGCGGTGAAGGCTGAAACGGCGGCAATATTAGTTGACACAGGTACAACGCTTGACGGCAATATCACGGCTATTCTGGCAGACACTAACGAGTTGCAAGCCGAACTCGCGGACGGTGGACGGACTGACCTGCTCATTGACGCCATCAAAGCAAAGACGGATGTGATTCCGGCGTCACCTGCACCTGCCAATGAGTATGATGCTCGGATGACTGCAATTCAGGCTGATTTGGACAATCCTACTCAGTATAAAGCGGACGTTTCAGGACTGGCAACGCAGACAAGTGTCAATGCCATTCCAACTTCACCACTGCTTGCGGCGAATTACGTGGCTCCGGACAACGCAAGTGTTGGGGCAATCAAAACCAAGACAGACCAACTGGTTTTTACCACACCAAACAAGGTGGATGCAAGCGCGACAATCGACCCAACTGGACTGGCTACTTCAGCAGACCTTGCGGTGGTGGACGAGAATATTGACGAAATCAAAGCAAAAACCGATCAAATGGCATTCACAGTCCCAAATAAGATTGACGCTTCTGCAACCGTTGACCCGACTGGCATCGCCACTTCAGAGGAACTTGAAATCATCGGCGAAAAAGTAGACGATGTTTTAGACAAGTTGAATGTTAGCTCGGTAGAATTTGTGACCGCCGTAGTTGGCTCGACAATAACAATCCTGCGGGGTGACACGCTAACAGCATCGCTGCTCAATCTGGGAAGTATGGCAAGCTACGTGAGTTTGGATTTCACGGTTAAAGCCAGTACGCACCAATCAGATGATGCTGCACTGATCCGCGTGAGAAAGAACGCAAGTGGGCTTACTGATGGTTTACTGAGATTGAATGGTGCTGCTCATACCACTGGAACGGATGGCTCGATCACGATCAACGACGCGCCGACGGGTGACATTACCATCATGCTCAAAGCGGGTGTGACCGATGACCTGGTGCCTGGAACGTATGTGTACGATATTCAACTCATTGAAGCTAACGAAGTAAGCACGCTCACAACCGGAACGCTGATCGTAAGCGCGGATGTGACGAGGCTGGTAGCGTAAGTAATGCCGACCTCCACGCTCGATGACGTCATTGCTGCTTTTCAGCGGTCGATCCTGCGGAATGAACGCAGGGCGGCTTCTGAGATGGTGCGCGTGTACGTGGAGGGATGGAAGAGGGTTCGGTCGCAGTTGGACAGGCTGCAGGGGGAGTACGACCGGACGATCGCCCTGGGTGAAAAGCCTTCGCTCGGTTGGATCTATCAGAACAGCCGGTTGGCAGACATGCAGGAACTCATTGGTAATGAGCTCTCAAAGTTTTCCAACTATGCTGTTGGGCGCATTACTGAGGAACAACGCCGTGTAATTGAAATGTCACTGGAATTCAGCCGGGACGAAATGATCTTGCGTCTTGGTCCTGAGTATGATGTCAGTGACATTCGACGAATACGATCGTTACCAATTGATGAAGTGATTGTCATGGTGGGTTCGAACCAACAAGGATCACCACTCAAAGCATTGTTTGACAGCATAAGCATCGAGGGATCGCAAAGAGCTTCAGATGCCCTGGTTGAAGGCATGATGTTGGGATATAACCCGCGCAAGATCGCGCCGATGATCCGGGACGCGCTGGGGGTGCAATTGAACCGGGCATTGACGATCAGCAGGACAGAGACCATGAGGGCGCAAAGGATCGCGACAGAGCAAAACTACAATGCGAACTCTGACATTGTAAAAGGCTGGCGTTGGGTTGCAGAAGTCACGGGTGCGTGCCCGTCGTGTTTGGCAATGCACGGGAGGGAGTTTCCTCTTACTGAGAAGATGAGTACACATCCGAACTGCAGGTGTGCACAAAGTCCCATAACGATGAGCTGGGAAGAAATTGGCGCTCAGTATGGCATTGATTTCAGTGGGATAGACAATGTTGGCCCCTCATTTGATGAGCTTGCAAAGAAATACAACATGAGTGAGAAACAGATCGCTCGGTATCAAACCAACAAGATGACAGGTGAGCAGTTTTTCAAGACACTGAGCGCGGAGGAACAGCGAAACATCCTTGGTCCCGCAAAGTGGATGGCATGGAATGATGGCTTGTTTGAATTCGATCAGCTATCCAGGAAAACCTACAGTGTTATTTGGGGCGAGGGTCGGCGTGTGGCAAGTTTGAAGGATCTGCTGGGCGAAGAAGAAGCGAGGAGATATTTGGAAGAGATCCGAAATAGAAAGGAGTAAAACTAATGAGATAGACTTGCGTATATAATGAAGATGTGCTAAACTTGTTATTGTAATCGAATACGAGTAATTACTTAGCTCACGAGGAACTTAACCCGGAGCTGTGGACCAAAAAACGGTCTGCAGTTTCGGGTTTTTTCGTTTAATCAATTTTCTACGTTACACCGACGGTAAGAGGTGGAGGAAACATGGAAGAAGAAAACAACACAGAAAACGTCCAAAGCGAAAATGCCGGACAAGAGACCGCAAACGGCAGCGGGGCAGAGAAGATGTTTTCCCAAGAGGAAGTTAACAAGATGATCAAGGGAAGATCTGAGCGCGAGCTGCAGAAGATGCTTAGCGAGATCGGATTCCAGAGCGTTGACGAGCTGAAGACCCTCGTACAGCAGCGTAAGGAAAAAGAGGAATCTGAGAAAAGCGAATTGCAGAAGGCGTTGGATAAGGCCGCGGCTCTCGAGAGGGAAAAGGAAGCAATCCTCGCCTCTCATAAGACCAAGACTTTGCAGTATGACGTCGCTATGAAAGCCGCAAAGTTGGGGATCGTGGATCCCGATGCAGCGTTCAAGCTCATGGACCAGGGGCAGATTCAAT